TCTCTGGTGCCTTGTAAGCAGAAACATCAGAGTACACTTCTGCTTTGAGAGAATCTACAAGAAGTTCTAGATTACGGACGATGAGTTTGAGTTTGTCTCTGTCCATAAGTTACTATTCTCTTTAGGCATTTTACCATAAAAAAAGAGGGGCAGTCAACCCCCCCGTTTCATTATGACTTGCTTAACAACTCCCTACAAATTCTTTTACAAGTTTGTTTTTCATCATCACACTCAATCAAACAATTAAAATAATCATTAACTAAGTCGTTCTGTTCATTAGATCGTTCTACTGTCTCCTCAAAGTGTTCCCATCCAGCTAGTTGATTGTAAGAGATTAGGTTGTGCATAATAACCTCCATGCACATAGAATAACATAACAAAGGGGTTTTCGTTCATACGCTTCACCTCTATATTCTACTACTATCTAGGTGTTTTGTGTTGATTCCTTAACAATAATTTATGCCTACGAGTTTATACCTATAAAAAAAGGAGGGTTGCCCCTCCCAGTGATTTACTTATAAAGCCACTGAATGTATGATGACAGTAATATGGTCATCAACGCAATCGCAGCAGTTGAAGATATGATGACTTGTCCCATCACTTTGCTCCAACTAGTTGTGCTAGTTGTGCCTGATGACGACGCTCTTCTTTTTGCTTTTGCTCTTTAATGATTTGAAGGAAGTTAAGTTTTTTCACTTATGCCCCTCCTTTACAAACTTAACACCACGATAGGTTTCGTTGTATTGTTGGGATTGTTGTTGCATTTGCTGTTGATATTCAATACGCTTTTCGGTATCGTATTCAACACCACGGTATACGACTTTAGACATTAGGTTTGCTCCTTTACTGTTAGGTTAGGTGGCGTTCCTTCAGTCGGCTTTTGCGTCTATGGGGCAAGTTTTTGGAGAAATCTGTTTGATCTCCCAAATAATATCATTCTTTGCTTGATTGGGAATGTCCTGTTTAAGAATTCTCCCAACCATTAACTGTGCTTGAAGGCAAGTTAAAAGAAGTGTTTCCATAGATGAACGACCTATAAGTAGGTTTTGATCCGTTCCGAGTCGGCTTACTTCCGTCTGGTTTTCCAGATGAACGTAGAGGCATTATACCTCGTTACGATAATTTATACAAGTTTTTTTGTAAAATGTGATACAATTTTAAAAAACTTTAAGAACTCAAAATTTTGCCGGAAAAATTGTTGGCGATCTGGGGAATCACTTCCGCTTTTTGGTTTTGGGTGCTTGATAACCCCACGTCTTTGGATTGATTGTACCAAATCCAAAGTCAATATTCTTCAGGTTCTCACGAAACTTATCCCAGTACATGTCAAACAGTTTGCTTCTACTACCTTTAGTCAGGTCAAAGCAAACCATATCGTCAACAAGATACTTGATGATATAAGCATCTCTGGGTGCCTCTTTCGTACAGACTTCGGCATACGAACCATTTTCAACGAGGATGTCACAACCGTAGCGTGACTTACAAGTTTCTTTTTCTGCTGGTGTCCAATGGTCCATATGCTTTTCCTGTCGTTTATCAACAACCTGACTCACGAACGCCCTCCCCATTGAATGTCGGGATATGCCTCCGCAACAACTTCTTTGGTGATATTATACTTTTCGGAAAGTTTCTTGTCCTTACAAAGGCAAATGATCTCTGCCTCAAGAGGATGAAGTCCTTCAAGAATATTGATGAACATTGTCTCACGACGAATGTTGTTGAGAGTATCATTTCCACCTTTGATGAAATGATAGAAGTTCACATACTCTCTACGAATCGTGGTATGTCCTTGATTATCACTCGCACCAAGAGAGAATGATCCAGTCTCATGCATTCTACGAACTTCTTCAGTGATCTTTGTGGAGAGAGATCCATTATAAGAAGTCTGATCTGCATATCCAGAATAGGGTACAGCACCCTCTGGAAGAACAGAAATGATAGACTCATCAAAGTTCCAAACAAATAGAGACTTCAGAGAGATGTCTTCATATTTTTTGAGAACTTCTACTTTCTTGACATTAGATCTCTGTTTTGATACAAGATCTAATACTTCAAATGTGAAAGGATTATTTGGTAATTCTGGAATTGGAGTGACCTTGACGGTTTTTGATTGTGCTTTAGTCGTCGTGGTCTTCTTCTGCGTCGTCGTTGTCATAATAGTTTTCAAAGTTAAATGCGATTACTTCATCTGGGATTAAATTGCCTTGGGAGTCAAACATCTCTGGATGTGGTCTTGGAATCTCCCGATAGTTCATCATGTATTCTCTGGCAACCCAACCAAGCATTACTCCCACAATCAGAAACAATACTGTTAGAAAAGAACCGAATACTAAACTGATTGCTAACATGTGTTTGCTCCGGGAAACTACTTTTTCTTCCTTGATCTAAAGGAAAACTCAAAATAGATGGTTACCTCCCGATTTAGAAAGCAAACCATCTTCTCAAAGATGATGTGAAACGGTTGAGTCTGCTTTCTTTTGCCTCCATTAAGTATAAGTTCAACACCACGATTAAAGTGGTCTTCCTTTTTATTTAGGTCAGGATTTGATGATTTGTTGTTCCTTGAGGAATTTGATTGTGTCAACTGATCCTCCTAATTTTTGTTCATCACAAATAACTTGTGGGAAAGTAGAGCCTTCGCCAAACTCGGCATAAAACTCATCTCTGGTAAAATGCTCATTGAGATTATATACTACAAAGTTACTTCCTGTCAACTCAAGAACTTGTTTGACTTTATAGCAGTATGGGCAATCCTCTTTAGAATATACAGTAAAGTTCATAATTTGTTATGATTTTTATATTAATTTATAATAGAAAAAAAGAGGGTATAAAAACCCTCCTTATTATACCACCAACTCACCTCTCCCACCACAGAGAGGGTCTTCATTCCCAAAGTTACAAGGATGTTGAAGACCTTGATATTATACGGGATTCTGGATCAGGTGTCAAGGGTTGACAAAGTATGAGTTTATCAGTAGACTCGGTTTGTTGCCGTTGAAGAGAAGTTATAAGTCTTTAGGATACTTTAGTTTAACTGCCTCACATTTAGCATAATACTCATCAAGTTTTTTATTATCGCCTTTTGAAGACCAATACAAAGCATCAGCAAGTTCTTTCAAGTCTGGATACTCTGCTGCTCTTAATCTTTGGTATTCTTGCTGACTATATTCTGTTTGAAGTCTTGCTACTTCTGTTTCTACTTGTTTTTTAGTTGGTTTTGATTGAGTTTCATCTAACCATTCTAGACCATCATAGGTACTTCCTTTTATAGACCATTCTGCTCCTGGTCTTAAGGAATTTAATGCGTGAGTAATATCAAAAATCATCCTACTACCTCCATTAAAGTAATTCCTGTACTACCAAACACACCACTTCTGCTAGTGTAAGTAGTATTGCTAGGCCTATTAATATAGACCTGACCACCAGTATCTGATCTGTAGTAAGCTTCATATGTACATATTGAAGTTGTTGCTGGAGAATCCATTATCTGTATTCCCCCAAAAACCATTCTGTAATCGGGATTTGTTGTCTCAGCATGGTAAAAACTTATAGTATTTGTATCTACTAAACTTATTCCATTTCTTCTAATACTGAAATGAATGCCATTGCTGTTTGCGTGGTAAAACTGTGTTGTAAAATTTATATAAATTCTATTTGAAGTGTTATTAGGTGTTATTGAAGTTGAAATACCTGTTATTTGTTGAAATGAAGTAGAAGTTGTTCCATAAGTAGTATCATCTCTGTCATGAACTATTTGGAGAATTCCACCAGTTTGTTTTAAAATTTGATTTGAAGAGCTATTTAAAATTACTCCACTAGATGCTAATTTTAAATTTCCACCAACAACAAATTCACCAGAAGTATCACAGTAAATACTAACAGATTGGGCACTTCCCGTATGTTGTCCTGCTGGAAATAAGCGAATGTCTCCACCATTGTAAATATCTAGATATGAACCACCACCAGTACCAGAAATAGATAAAGAAGCGTTAGGATTTGTGGTTCCTATACCAACCAAACCACCAGTAGTTGTGGTAATTATAGTCCCACCAGTTCCTACATTTAACGTTGTGGTATTTAAAGTAGTAGAAGTTACTGATGTGAATGTAGAAACCCCAGAAGAACTTAAAGTATTGCTACCAATTTTAATCGTTCCTGACTGAACATCCAAAGCACTCGTTGGTACTGACGTTCCGATACCGACTCTACCAGTGGAATCCTGATAGACTCCGCCAGTACCAGATTGATGTAACCAACGATTGACTCTTATATCAGACATTTATATGAGTTTTTAGATATTTATAGACCCAACAGTTCTTTGAGTTCTTCTATTGAGAGTCCTGCTGCCTCTAACTTTTGTTGAGGTGTTGGAGGTTCGGGTTCTGGATCTGGTGGAAGGGGAGTGTTGCCTTCTTCTAACCAGAGAAGATATTCTGTTGAGGTCTCGACATTATGCCATTCGTCTGTTCCTATTTTATTTGCAGATGACCTATCTTGATTTAATTTAAAATTCATAACTTTATCTCCTTATAATTCGGCAGAAGCTCTAATGCGAACGTAAGTATGACCACACACTTCACCAGTAGAAAAGTTTCCAGATGTTCTAGAAGCTGCAGATGAAACGGCACCCACTGTTGGAGCTTGATTATTACCATAAGTTACAGCAGTACTGCCCCCATTATAATATATAAATCCAGAAGCTTGATATGCTGTATCATAAGTAACTACGGATGGACCAGTTCTCATTAATGGAGAAAGAGGTATGCTAAAATAACCATTAGTTGAACCAGGATACATATTAACTGTTCCCCCATTATATTCTTTTATTTGATAGTATCTTTCACATAATGCTAACTCTTGTCCGAAACTTCTTCTCTCAAACGGGGTCGCAACTGTACCGGATTCTAATTGAACTCCTGTGATAAAAAAGGTAGCATTAAGAGTTGAAATCCACTGAGTTTGTGATGATGTTGCTAATTCTACACTTCCTGTCCATGTGTTATTTGTCGCCTGATAGTCTGTACCAGCACCTAGTGTCCACGCCATATTCATACCACCAGAGTTGGTCTTTTCCCAAGTTCCAGTAGTATCTCCACTAATAGTAATGGTTTTATACTCCCAAGTATCGGGAGAGTTAATTGAATAATTTATTGGAATAGCACGACTGTCGGCATAGTTTGTAAGTGCGACACAATATGTCCCCGATATACTAGATTTTACCCAGAAAGATAAAGTTGCTGTTTTAGCATTGGTAGTTCCATAGTGTAAATCGGCAACGTTATATCCCTCAAATCTATGACTAATAGAAGCGTAATCACCAGCAGCAATAGTGGCATCGGCGGTGGTGACTTGTGCTCTTAAAGCATTTGAAAAACCTTGACCAGTTGGTACGTCAGATGTTTGAATACCAGAAATAACACACGTTGAGTTTTTTTGAATGTTAAATCTATCTACTGGAAATTGTCTATTACCAAATCCATCACCAGTAACTGAAACACTCGCTCCATTATTTCTCTGGTCCACTCTCATATCACCATTGATTATTTTATTCCGGAAACCGGAAAGAGGACCGTCATTCACAGAACCAATATAAGCCGTTGTAATACCAGCAGTTGTTACACCAGTGATTGATGTAGCACTTATAGTAGTGGCACTAACTGTTGTAAAAGTAGAAATCCCAGAGACACTCGCAGCATAAGTAATAGTTCCGCCAGCAGTCCCAATAGCGACGTTAGTTCCACTCGCTGGAACGATAGCATTAACTCGAAGACTGCTAGCCATTTATAAACTCCTTTGTATTATCAACCGGCGAGTGCTGCTGATGCCGCTGCTGCTTCTTCGTTTCTTTGTGCTGCTGTTTTGACTAAACCTTCCTCATAAGCCGCTAGAACCATATCAGGTTTGTTAGTAGCAGTGATTGCTTCGTTGTTGTCTAACTTATGCTTGACGTAGAGGTCGCAGATTTCGTCAATCGCAATGCGAGCACGGTTGTGTGCTGCGTTATCAATCCAATCTTGTGAGTCAGCAGCGACATATTGAAGTGCTAGGTCTTCTGCTTCGGTTAAAGTAATTGTATAGTCCATACTTATATGTAAATTGTTTTGAAGTATTTAGTGGTATTTATCCTAAAAGATATGCGGAAAAATGAGAAAATGGTGTGTTTAGATGAACAGTTCCTATATATATCTGAACCCTAACAGTATCATTAACGTTTAAATATTTGTTTATAGAATTTGAGTAACCTTCATAATATGTCTCACTACCTTCTCTCCCACATCTCATAGTAAGAACTCCATTTACCTCAAGATCTGCTCCACCAGCAAGGTTAGGTGGTGAAAAGAATTGAAATGAGATACAATAAACACCAGCAACAGGAGCAGTAAAGGTATAGGTACTGTTATTGTAATGATTTCCTACATTGTAATCTACTACACTATATGGTAAAGTTCCGGAAGTATGATTTCCACTACCTGATGGTCTTGCGTAAAAATATACTTGATATGGAGTAGTTACTCTACCGGAACTATCAACCTTAAATCGTTCAGTTCCCGATCCAATCTGTCCAGAATATAATCTAAAATTATCAATATAGTGGTGATGTATATTGCCAGAAGTTACACCAGTGTCCCATCCAGATGAATGAGGACTCATTACAAATCTTCCGGTGGTATTAATTCCGGAATGAACACCAGTTATATCAATAAATTTAGTCGGATTATCAGTTCCTATTCCAATAGAACCTGCTGCTCCAACTCTAATTCTTTCACTGTTATTGGTGCTTATCGTCAGTACATTCGTTGCAGGAGAACTTATAGAAGCACCAGTGCCAACTGAAAAACCACCACCAGTAATACCACCACTGAGATTTACTGGACTACTAATCGTTACAGTAGAAACCCCAGTATCAGACTCTATATTATTAACTATAATTTTGCTAGTCATACGATTGTCCAAACTCCTTGTACTGTGACGGTGTACCCAGCACCGACTGTGACTGTTCCAGCAGTGACTCCGTTGGTTCCTAATGGTATCGTCACGTTCTCATCAATAGTATTTTTATTTGTTTTGATGACTCCATAACTATCAACCCATTGTGACGCACCATTGACGCTAATTGGATCTTTAAAATCAACTGTGCTACCAGTTTGAGAGCGAATGTTTTGAACGTAGATGCGAGTCATACAATTACCCACTCTCCATTTACTGTAACTTCATATCCAGGTTGAACTGTAATGGGACCAGAAGAAAGACCATTGGTTCCTGCGGGAATGATCACATTTTCAGTAATGGTATCACGATTGGTTTTAATCACTCCATAAGTATCCACCCATTGCTTATCACCATTTGCGGTGATGGTTTCTTTGAACTCCGTTGTTGCGGAAGTTGAATCAATAATATTGGCTTTGAGTGTGCTCATTGAAGTTTTTTAGATATTTATTCTGGTTTTGGATACTTTGTCTTGACTTCCATTACTCTTGCGAGCATTTCTTCATAGGCATCTCCACCTTTCCAAATCGCATCAAGTTGGTCTTTGATATCTGGATACTCTGGTGCTCTTTGATGTTGGTATTCTTTTGCGGCGTATTCTTCTTGAAGTCTAGCAATTTCTAATTCAATTTCCTCTCTCGTTGGGCATTCTTCCTCTTCATCCAACCACTCTAAACCTTCATAAGTATTGTTTTTAACTATCCATTTTGTACCAGGAACTAAATTTTGTAGTGCTTCTACAACACCAATAGAACGATTATAGGTCATTGTGCCACCTCCCATACTTGTATGTAATTATTTCCCCAACCATAGTTAAACTCACCAGATCCACCATAAGGTTGTATGGATAGTAAAAATGTTGTTGAATTGGTTGAATTAGACACCACGGAAGTATTACAGTGAACTTGATAATGATGATTCACCTCATCTCCTTTATACGCAAAGTATAAGGAATTTCTTTGATAACTTCCATTTATTGCTGAACCATCTCTTTTAATCATTGCGGATATTCCCTCAGATGGAATAATTCTCGTCTGACACTCTGCGTGAATGATTAATCTACTATTTGAAAATTTTGGAGTAATTGAAACTGTAACAGGAGTATCGTAAATTACATCTTCACTAATAGTGACATAATCATCATTGACTGATGGGACTCTATATTCTCTATACTGTACAAGTGTTCCGGGAGCATAAAGACTTCCAGTATCAACACCAACTACTCTATGCCCAGTAGGGACAGTAATAGTATTGGAACTTCCTCTAATTGTTGTTAAAGTACTAATACCTGTTGAATTAACATTACCAGTCACGTTACCTGTTATGTTACCAGTAATGTTACCAGTAACATTACCAACGAAAGTCCCACTACCACCAGAACTCAGAGTAGTTGTTCCAATTTTTAAGTCAGTAGCACTCACCGTAACCGTTTGACCTGTTCCAACTGGTTGTATTGTATTGACGTTCAGAATACTCATTGGAGTTTTTTAGGTATTTATAGGTTTTTTACCATTCTTCTGATGAAAAATAATTTTCATCCCAGCGTTTATCAGGACAATCTGAAAACATAAATCTTGCTTTAAGTGGAAGAACACAACCACAAAGACTGCAGGTATTTAATTTAGTTTTATGTGGACATTTATTGCAACTGTCAATTCTTTTTTGATATGACTGTGAATTACATAAAAGCTTCTTCAACATTTAATTCACCTCTGTTAACTTTAATCATTTTTTCAACTTGATCGATCATAGTAAATTTATTTGGGGGAATTCCTTTCTTCTGCATTGGTGGTAAATTTTCTTTAATGTACCAAAATGTTGTTGGTGTATTATTGGGAGGAAATGGGATAATGTTTTTATCCATATCTATTATTTTAACATCTACACCCATTTGTTCCAACTCTGGAACCATTAAAGTTTTAAAAGAATCGCAAGCATCGCAATTATTTTCAATAAAAGCAACACAGAGTAATTTCGTATAATCCCAATTTAGAGTCAAGTTAACTCCTTCTTGATATGAAATAAATTCAGTCATAATATTTTAACTATAATTTCTGTCCCACCAATGTTCAATAAATTCTTCAATTGTTTCACAAGGAGTTCTTATTCCATTTACTTTATATTGAAAAGGTCTAATTTCATGAAGAGGTCTTAATCTTTCAGTCAACTCTTCTTTTGTTATATAGTCAACACTATCTGGAATGTAATAATCCCGTTCTTCCTCAGAAAAAACTAATCCAATATAAGTTTTTGAATTTTCTTCATAAAACATATCACCACGTACAATCCAAGGAGGATCTACTAATTGATTGTTATAATTTAAATGTTTTTTGTATGCTACTATTTTCATTTTACTTGTAAATGCAAGTTACTACAAGAGGATTTTGTGAATTTTTACCGTATGTTGAATTAGTTCCATCGGATGGATTCCAATCTTCTGGACCCGGAATATTGTTATTATTTGTAGTCCAAGAAGTATGATCATTTGCTCCCCAATGCCCACAGAAAAGTTGTCCAGCATCACAAGAATCACCGTCTATATTTGCTGGAAGGTGAGTTGTTTGAGAAGTATCATAGATTAAACGGTGTGCTGATGGGGCTGAAGTTCCATTAGAATTTAACATAGGCATTAAAAGAACGCCGCCTACGCTTGAAGATCCCCAAAAACTTGGATTTGTTTCCCAAATAGCACGTTTTACCGCTAACCAAGCACCACGAACCTCTGTTGTAGTTCTTGTACTTTCCATTCCTCTTCCTGGTTTATCAATACCAATACCTTTACAAAAATTTAAGTATGTTGTAACCGCTGTGCTGAATGTTGTAGAAAAATCACTTGATGCCTTATTGTTTACCATACCAACAGTCCATGGACCGCCGGCGATATCAGCACCAGCAGCATCTTTAAATATGCAAAAATGCCTAAACGAAGTTTCTCCAAATTGACGTATCCAATAGTATCCATTTTCTGGCGTAAATCCATAATCAGTTTTAATATCATTTGCACTTTCTGCTGGATAATCAGGGGAAAGACCTCTAACTGTTGTTGCTGTTCCAACCCATAAAGAACCATTGTAAACTTGTAATTGATTTAATGTTGAATTAAAAATTATAGTTCCAGAAGCAGTTCCTAAACCAGCATTACGTCCTGTGGTCGTTGTAGCGCCAATACTAATACTTGTTGCTCTTATAAAAGTATTTCCAATAGTAATACTTGATGCAGCACCTACTTGAACTCCACCAGAAAAAGTAGAAACACCTGTTGTATTTGTATTATTAAAAGTTGATTGTCCAGTTACATTGACCGAAGTAAAAGTAGAAACACCAGTTGTATTAACGTTCGCAGCAGTAATGACACCTACAAACTGAATATTACCATTTGGATCAACAGTAAATGTATTGCCCGTTGTGTTAATTCCTACCGTGGTAATACCAACAGTCTTACCATCAATCTGTACCAGAACTCTTCCCTGCGAGTTAGTAACTTTAACCTTCTCATCAATAGTAGGACTTGAAGCATCTGCCTTTGCTTCTATATTACTAACGCGGAGAGTACTCATTCCTTTATATCACCTTTTGAATATTTAGACTACGACTAAAACGGAACCAGAAGCCACATCAATCGTGACTCCCAATCCAACTGTTACAGGACCAATTACAAGACCGTTTTTACCTGATGGGATAAAAAGATTTGAATCAATATTTTGATCTGTTAAAATGGCACCATCTACAAGAGCAATGTTACCAACTGCCTGAATTGCTCCTTCTGAATTGGCAGCACCAGCAATGGTCGTCGTATTGATTCCAAGACTCTTTGTGGTACTCAAACCTACAGAGTTGACAGCAAAGATTGTGTTTGCCGATCCACTCTGAATGCTAATGTCAACTGTTTTGGTAGAGACATTATAAGTGAATGTGTTTCCAGTTCCAATAAAGTTCAGTTGAGTAACACCAGCACCAGCGATTGAAACACCGCCAGACTGAATACCGACACCTCTTGCTAATGGATCAAGTTTCTCATAAGTTACAGATTCATATTGTATCTTATTCGTTGAAACAGTTCCTTCACCAGGAACTCCAATACCTAATGCTTCTCCAAGAGAAATACAGAAGAAGTCATCAGTTGATTGTGGTGCTGCTGCGAAGATGATTTGGTTTTCATCAATCTCATATGCTGATGATGGTTCTTGTATAACACCACCAAGAGATACCAGAATTGAAAATGGTGATCCAGGATAGTATGGATTTCCACCAGAGGTTAAGTTGAATCTTACGGTAGACCCATTAAACTGTGATGAGATATCATCCAGTTTGAGATAATTTCCAGCGTCTAATTGTCTACCAATATATGCCATTATGGTTTTTTAGATATTTATGATGGGTATGAGATGATGACGATACCGGAACCACCATTGCCACCATTGCCGTTACCGTCACCACCACCACCACCACCGCCTCCTGTGTTAGTGGTAGCTGCTGTGGCATTCTGTCCAGCACTGGTCAAAGCTCCACCAGTACCACCACCACCCAATCCCGCAGCGCCTACAGTTCCCGCACCCCAGCGACCACCAGAGCCACCACCAGCATAAGTTACTGACGTTCCGGAGATTGAAGATGCTGTTCCATTTCCACCAGCACCTGATATTCCAGTGTTGTTAGCGCCACTTCCGGCACCACCAGCGGCACCTGCTCCACCACCACCTCCACCTTGACCAGCAGTAGGATCTGTTGATCCAGCTCCACCATTATTACCTTGTGGTGGGGAAGTTGGTGGGGTATTTCCAGAACCAGCAGCAGTTGGAGATGTTCCGGCTCCACCACCACCGGAACCACCGTTACCAGCTCCACTTGTGCTGCCAGTAGTAATTCGCCCACTGCCACCACCACCACCAGTAGAGGTTATTGGATTGGAAGGATTTGCAAATATTGAAGGGCTTCCAGATCCTCCTTGCTGACCAGGAGTAACACCCCCAGCTCCACCAGATCCAACAGTAACAGTATACGAACCAGGTGCTGAACTTACAGGAAATCCACTACCAGTTCTAAATCCACCTGCTCCACCTCCACCACCATGATTATTAGCACCACCTGCTCCTCCAGCGACCACAAGATATTCAACAAGAGTATCACCAAAATTAACAGTAAACGTACCAGAACTTGTAAAGGTGTGAATAGTTTTACCATCGGCAAATGTCTTTGTTCCACCGGTTGCATCAAAATTATTTTTTAATGATACCCAAGATATGCCATTGTAATATTCCACCTTTGTTGAATTGTATATAATAGTCCCAATAGCAGTTCCAATACCAGCATCTCTTCCAGACTGTGTTGTTTGACCCAAACCAACCTGGTTATTTCTTATAAACGCATTTCCAACAGTGATGCTTGATGATGAACCAACAATTACATTTCCAGTGAATGTAGAGACACCGGAAATGTTTGCTTGCTGTGCTGTAAAGTTGGTTGCACTTGTGACTCCAAAAGTACTAATACCGGAAGATTGAAGTCCTTGTGACTGTAAAACTCCAAAGACAGTCGCACCGTATCCTGTGGTTTCAAGTTCTTTAGAGTTATCATACCACAACTCTACGGCACCATCTTGGTTGAAGACCGCATAAGTCTCAATACCAGTCGGGCTGGTCACCTTGATTCTATTACCACCCTCAATAAACAAGTCACCAGTACCATTATCACGAATAATACTATCGGTGCTGTTATGAAAAATCAGAAGGTCCTGACCGTCTCCAAAATAAGCAACGTCTCCATCACCCCAGAAAGAAGATGCCTGGAATGTGGAGACGCCTGATACATTTAGTGCTGTGGAATTGACATTCCCGTAGTTTGGTGCTGTGATCGAAGTCGCAGTAATCACACCAGTGATATTGATGCCCGTCAAAGGTGCGGTGCTTGAAATACCAGAACTGGTGATTTGTGTAAGACGGTCAAGTGCCATTTATTTTTACTGCGGTGGTTATCCTTCTGGTTTTGGATGTCTTGCTTTTACTGCTTCTACCATCTGAACCCATTTACCATTCTCCAAATTACCAGACTTGATATCATCATAGAGAAGGTTCAGTTGGTCTTTCCAATCTCCATACTCCGTTTCACGATTACGGGCATAGAGGTAGTAATTATAAACTTTTACATCGTGAGCGATTTGTCTTTCAACCTCCTCCCATTCAGGTGGTTCAGAACCGTGGGGGCAGGACCAGCGCGTAAAGGTCCTGTTATAGAGATCAAATGTAGCATCAGGACGAAGATATTTAATAGCAGTATCTACGCCAGGCAATCTCGGTGCATTTTTCATTTCAAGTTTCTCCTAAAAAATTATAAGTGTTTTATCACTCTGCTGCTGGTGCTTCTGGGGTAACGAGATCCCACTCACCGGTCTCTTCGTCCCACTGGTATCTTGAACCTGCAGCGACTTCTGCTTCGGTCAGTTCAGGAGCAGGACCAACGGGTGATTCCCAGTCAGCAGTTTCGTTATTGAGTACCCAAGACTCAAAAGGCTTTGGTGCGACGAAGGCATCCAGTCCAGCATTGTATGAGTAACCAATGCCAGCATAACGCTTTCTGATGCTGCTGTTATAAGAGGTCTGAACCCACTTACCACCTAGAAGTTTCTTACAGAATGCGATACCTAGAATCTCATCCTCTTGACCTGTGTGAGGATCCGTAATATCTTTGTTATCTACTACGATAACTTGTGTGACGATGTTGTTTTCGTCTAATCTTGCGTAGTGCGCCATATGTCTTTAAGGAATATAATAAATGAATGGTATGTTTTTATTTATGCTTTATGAAGGATATGAGATAATGACGATACCGGAACCACCGTTACCACCGTTTGTTCCTCCTGAAGGAATTCCACCACCACCTCCGCCTCCACCAGTGCCACTAGTTCCTGAAATTCCATTTTGATTATTTCCACCTCCTCCAGGTCCACCACTTCCTCCTACTGTTCCTCCCCCACTTGGTCCATAATAAGAACCTCCACCACCACAGAGAAGTGGTCTTCATTCCCAAAGTTACAAGGATGTTGAAGACTTGAATATTATACAGGGTTTTGTTGTTGTTGTCAAGATGGATAAGCGATAATAAAGTTTTTACTTTATTCTATAGTTGGTATTTCTTCAATATTATCAATTCCTATTATACCATTAACTTTGTCCATATACCAATCTGGCACATTTCCGTTTTTAACATCTTCTGCACTATAATGTGGCACATACCTTTGATTTTTATCATCCCAAGCTGTTAATATTTGCGTTTGATCTGTTTTTTCAAATGGTGGTTTCCATAATGATCCATTTTCATCAAAAATATATGATTCAAATGGTTTGGGACGATAGAATAGATCTTTTTCACGGTCATATATATCCCCTATTGCTGCGTATTTTTTATTTCCTGTATTGTTATATGAAGTTTGAATCCAATCCTCACTATCCTCAAGAGAATATATGAATAATCGTGTTGCACTAATAACATCTATAACAATATTAGTTTGTTTATCTATTTTTGCAAAATAACTCATATACTTCTAACAATTTTAGAACTATTTATTTTTTAATTTGTATACTTAATAAGCACCACGCCAGTGCCACCATTACCTTTATAATTGCCACCACCGTTGCCGCCTCCGCCTGCTCCAGTATTGGCTGCTCCATTAGTACCAGTAGCAGTTTGACCTCTGTTAGTAATACCACTAATACCCCCTCCACCACCATAGTAGGTAGATGGTCCAAATTGAGTAAATTGCAATCCAAAACCACCAGTAGATGCGGGATCACCATTAAGAGGACCTGATCCAGGAGCTCCTGCTCCTCCTGCTCCACCTCCTCCAGCAGCACTAGTAGATGGTCCTGTTCCGCCTCCAGGATTTCCAAACTGTGAAAAATTTGGATTTGGAGTAAATGGGGAATTTTGAGAAGGTTGAGTTCCCGGACCACCAGCATTTCCTGAGTTATCTCGTGACGCTCCTCCACCAGACCCACCCGCATTACCATTTGCAGTTAAAGTGGCGCCACCACCTCCACCACCAATAGCAGTCATTCCAAATGCACTTGAATTTCCACCATTACCACCACTACACCCAGAAGGACAACTATTTTGTCCCCCACCACCTCCACCAACAACAATAGGATATGCTCCAGGAGTAAGAGTATAAGAAGCATGTCTTACAACACCGCCACCGCCTCCACCACCGCCGCCATGGCACCCGAGTTGACCCCCGCCGGCGCCGCCTCCACCAGCAACAATAAGAACTTCAACATCAGCAAGTCCACTATTTACTACAAAAGTATCAGATGTTGTAAATGTATGTACAATATATCCAGATATTGTTGTTTTTGTTCCGCCAGTAGCTGTGATTGTACCCTTTGCAACTCCAACCCAAGAAGTTTCATTATAGTATTCAATAACACCCTTAGTGCTATTATAAATTACAGTGCCAGCAGCAGTTCCAACACCAGCATTGCGTCCAGTAGTCGTTGTTTGACCTAAACCAACAGCACCTCTTCTTATAAAAGTATCACCAATAGTAATACTTGAAGCAGAACCAACTTGAATACCACCAGAAAACGTAGAGAGTCCAACAACAGAAGCACCAGCACCAACTACAAGTCCGCTTCGTGCCGTAATGACTCCAACAGAATCGACATTTGTTACATCTTCATAAGTAACTGTTCCGGCAACACTAATGT